CTTTATTTGCCGCAGCTTCCTCAGCGTATTTAGCAGTATCTGCGGCTGTAACTCTATCGGCATTAGCTTTTTGTACTGCCGCTTTAGCATCTACAACAGCTTTATCTGCAGCAGCTTGTTTAAGCCTTGCGCCCTCTACTTCAGCCGCAGTGGCATTTACATTTGCCAAAACTCTTGCTGTTTCGGCATCTACAACAGCTTTGTCTGCTGCCGCTTGTTTAAGCCTTGCGCCCTCTACTTCAGCCGCAGTGGCATTTACATCTGCCAAAGTGCTTGCTGTTTCGGCATCTACAACAGCTTTATTTGCTGCCGTAGCAGCATCAACCTTGGCTTTGGTATCTGCCGCTAATGCGTCCGTAATTGCTTTTTTCATGTTTAAAGCTACATTAATATTACCATTTACTAACGCAGTATTAAGTAGATTTGCATCTTTAGCGCCTTCTATTAACGCATCTAATTGTCCCTTAACCATCATTTGATAAGTATTGGATTGCGATAACGTATCTGCTTGCGCCATAGCCGACCATGTATCAAAAGCGTCTTTTTGTGCAGCATTTAATATGGCATTATTATCAGTTACAAGTTTATTTAATGCGGTGGCATTGAATGTATCTGCAGTTAATTTATTAGCTACATCGTAATTACTAGCATCCAATGTCAATTTTGCTTGAGTTGTATTTAAAGTGACATTGTTCCCTGTATCTGAAATCAATCCTTTAGATTTTAAATCAAGACCAGTATTAATTAATGCGTTTTTAGCAGCGGCATTAAGCTCATTAGCTTTTGCAATAGTTGCTGCATCAGCTTGTGCAATAGGCAAGGCGTTTTTAATAGCAGCGTCTTGTGCAAATCCTGCGGCAGCACCAGTATTGAGCATTCCTCTGCGCGATGATTGAAGATTTGCCGCATTAACCGCTTGTTGGATATAAGGATTATTCTTTGAAAGAAGCCCCGATAATCTATTGCTAACAAGTGAATCTGGGGTTACGTTTACATCAACTGATTTAGCCGCATCTACTAATTTTGCAATATCGGCAGCAGATTGAGTACCTGTTCTATCAACAATAGGGGCAGTAACTTTATCGGCTGTAATTTGATCTAAAGCTGAAGTAGCTACCGTACTATAATCTGGTGTCACCATGATAGGTGAACCATCTGCATTATATTTTATATTTGTAGGAGCAGAATCAACCGCTGATTCTATCATATCCGACGAGATATCGGCAGTTTGAACTTTAGGCTTACCGTTTTCGTCTAAAGTTATTCCAACATCTGTTGCTGTTAATTTAGTGCCTGCTGTTGAATCAGTTAATGCTTTTAATGTATCAGATGTTAAGGCGCCAATTGACGCAGTCGGGGTAGTTGGTATTGCTTTTACAGCGCCTGTTGCCAATGCACCAGTTGGAGCAGTTGATAATGCACCAGTCGGAGCAGTTGATAATGCACCAGTCGGAGCAGTTGATAATGCACCAGTCGGAGCAGTTGATAATGCACCAGTTGGAGCAGTTGATAATGCACCAATAGAAGGTGTAGTAATCTTAGTTAGTTCAGCAGTTGCATCACTACCAATACCGCTATATATCGCATCCCATTTATTGGGGATAGTTGAATTTAACATTCCAGTTGGAGCAGTTGATAATGCTTTTACAGCTCCTGTTGATAATGCACCAGTCGGAGCAGTTGATAATGCTTTTACAGCTCCTGTTGATAATGCACCAGTCGGAGCAGTTGATAATGCACCAGTCGGAGTAGTTGATAATGCACCAGTCGGAGTAGTTGATAATGCACCAGTTGGAGCGGTTGATAATGCACCAGTTGGAGCAGTTGATAATGCACCAGTTGGAGCAGTTGATAATGCACCAGTCGGAGCAGTTGATAATGCTTTTACATCACCTGTTGATAATGCACCAATAGAAGGTGTATTAATCTTAGTTAGTTCAGCAGTTGCATCACTACTAATACCGGCATATATCGCATCCCATTTAGAGGGGATAGTTGAATTTAACATTCCAGTTGGAGCAGTTGCCAATGCACCAGTTGGAGCAGTTGCCAATGCACCAGTTGGAGCGGTTGATAATGCACCAGTTGGAGCGGTTGATAATGCACCAGTTGGAGCAGTTGATAATGCTTTTACATCGCCAGTTGGTAATGCGCCAGTTGGAGCGGTATTAATATTGGCAATTTTTTCAGCTTTAGCTGTATCAATATTGCCATATATCGCATCCCATTTATTTTTATAAGCTAAGTCATCTGCTTCTTTTTGTTTAACTTCAGCAGCACTAGTTGCAATATCTGCGTCTAACATGGCTTTAGCATCAGCGTCAGCCTTAGCTTTGGCAGCCGCAGCCGCAATTACCGCATCAGCATTAACTTTATCCGCCTCAATTTTCGATTTATTATAATTAACATAATTCCGATTGGATGGCAAATCAGCTAATAATTTATTTCTTTCGGCAACAAAAGTTTTGTTTTGCTCATTTGCGCCTCCAGATAAATTCCAATTAATATTAGGGTCTTTTGCTAATAAATCTGTCGCCCAATTTTTTACTTGCGTATCCGCAACAGTTTGAGGAATAGTGCCTGTTGCAAGACCATTATAAAATGTTGAATCAAAAACAGGTGTGCCATCGGGGTTTACAACTGATGCGTATTTGTCTGAATACTGTTTAGCTCTATATGCTACTGCGTCTGGGTGGGTACTGCTGCTATTAAAAGCATTCATCCAAGAGTCGTACATAGGTTTGTTAAACCCTGTATTCCAATAGGTAAACTCTGATTCTAGTGGTTTAGCCATATCTGTATATTTGATAGTCGCCATTTATTTATCTCCGTCCAGTAACATATTGCGACCACCATTGGTCAGCAGCGGCATTTCTATTGTCATTATAATTACCCATATTAACACCGTTTTGCTGGTTAGTGGGGATTTGGAAATTCTTAAAGGCGTCCATAAACCCTTGCGTTGCCTGTGTCCCAAACTCTTTGTTCTTAGCATCCACCCCACTAAGAATATCGGATTTTAATGAACTTACATTGGTATCCCAGTTTTTTAAAAAATTAGCATTTTGAGTGGTTAAAGCAGTTTGATTGGCTTGTAATGCGTCATTATACGCTTTAGAACTAGCTGCTTGTTGAGCCTGTAATGCTGAATTTAATTGCTGAGTAGTGATACCTTGTGGTGAAGTTACTCCTAAATTAGGCGTAGCTGTTGTAGGCGCAGGTGCAGTTACAGTTACAGGTGTGACTGTTGTAGGCGCAGGTGCAGTTACAGGTGTAGTTACAGGCGTGGTTGTTACAGGTGTATTTGAAAGCTCAGTTGCTGATGCGGTTGAAAGTGCAGTTACAGGTGGATTTGAAAGAGTGTTTACCGGAGCTTGTGTTTCGTTATCATATTGCGCTATTGCTGCGATATAGCCGTCTTGTTGAGCTTGCATTGCCTTTTGTATTACTAATGCCCCATCTAATCCTATACCATAAGATGCCGCAATCTCTTGAGTAGATGGTACATTTTGCAATTGGGTTCTTGCAAAGTCTATATAATTTTTCTTAGTTTCCGCCCTAGTTGCCATTTTATTATCCTGTTATCTATTTAGTTTTCTAGGTGTGTAATGAAGCACAACACCCGATAAATTATGTCCTAAATCAATAGCCGTATTAGAAAAAACGACTAAACCAATATTTGTTCCACTTCCTTGTATGCGTATTTCTGGTTGGGAAACTATCTTCCCATCGTAATAAAATTCATTCCAAATAGCTTCATCCCAGTAACCGCCAGCACCTTGTAGTTCTTCATATTTAAGAAAATGGGTGGCGATACTTGGATCAGCATAAGAAAATTCTGGATTAAAACGAATATATGAGTAACCTACGGTTGAAAGTTCAACTTCAAGTTTTCTAAATCGTTTAATTGCTGAGGGTGATTTTACATTATTAAACGCTGTTCTGATATAGGCTTGAATAGGTTCGCCATCAAAAGATGATCCGGTATTAGCCACATAAACGTACCCATCTTCGTCACCAAGTAAAACAATATCTCGACCACTGGCGTCCTCACCGTTCCACGCATAACTCACATTAATTGGATAAGTTAATTCTGAAAAATCATGACCGGTAGTTGCCGCGCCTGTTTGACTGGTGCCTGCGCTCATTGTCATGATAATACCTGTACCATCATTTGCATAAAACCTTACTTGATTTTTGCTTTTATAAATAGCAGTAGCAACAATTTTTTCTCGGAAACGATCAATTACAGGTTGGATAGTTCGGCTAACGGTATCATGTTCAAATCCACCGAATACATAAGACGGTACAATACGAATAATTCCCTTGTCATCAAATGAATAAAGTGAACCAAGATTCATTAAGCCATAATGAATTGCGCCAATATCTGGGGAAATCAAATCTGCTTTATATAAATTACTCTGATTATCAATAGATACTTGCCAAAAACTATCTCGACACGCAACAGCAAGAACCCCGCCGACAATTGGACTCATTCCTGTAATAGTATCCCCGAATTCTTGAACATCTTGAAAGCCTAAACTTGTTGTTCTAAAGTCATGAGGATTACCTACTGCTGAAAACAAAGCTGTTCCAAAATAAGATAATACAAGTTGTCCGTTTACCGCTGCAATAGTGGTTGGAGCGTCAATAGTGACTTGAGTTCTAATAGGAATGTAAACATCCCCGTCAAACTCAAAGGCACGATTTAATGAATCTGCACCATATAGTTTTTTACCATCAGACGCGGCTGAAAAGTTATGTTGAACAAATTGATAATTACCACCTTGTAATATGGTAATTTGCGTAATAGGATTAGTAGTCACACTGTCCACAACAGCTATGTCAATAATACCCACTCGAATAGTATCAGCGGCATTATTTGTCCATGTGCCTGTTACGTTTGTAACAATAAATCGTCCGGTATCGCTTCTCAAATTAATTGGATCGGAATGAAGCGCCCATTGGCTATATGTGCCAGAGCCTGTTTTACCAGTAATATTAATAACAATTTGATTAGTGCTATAAGAAGTGATTGTACCGTTCAAGTAGTTAGTTGGCGAAGCAATTGCAGTAATTAAAATTGCTTGACCTGCAACGTAGGCTTTTCCGGTTTGCGTAGTAAAAGTATGTGAGCCTAATCCCATTGTAATTGTAGAATCACTGGTGGCATCCAAATCATCTAAACTTTGCGATGTTTCAATTACTTGGCGCTTAACAGTTGCCGTTGCGCCAGAATTCTTTTGATTAATAACAACGCCATCAAGAACATCTAATATGCAACTTTTAAAAGGTAGCGATTTGAATAAAGTAATTTGTTGCCATCCGGTGGAGGTAGACTTCCAAATATCGACTGCTGTTCCTGCCGCATTATCTCGAAAAGCATAAGCAACGCCTTTGTACATACAAACACCGCGAAGCACCCCACTACCAGTTACAGCAGTAATATCGGCACGATAATCATCCGCTACTAATCCAAGAGCAGTTGCATGACCGACACCTGTAGGATGACCGTCTTTAGAAGGTAAGATAGTTAAAACACCTTTTACCGTCCCACCAACTTTGAAATTTTCAACTTGGAATGTGCCAGTAATTCTATCAATAATGAGATAAGTAGATTCAACCTGTAATACTTTGCCTGTAGCCGCGCTTGTTGCCCCAGTAATAGTTTGACCTACTGTGACTGCCGCTACAAACGTGCAAGGGCAGTAGTAGTAACTTTGAGCGCTAGGAGAAGGTCTGCCATCAAAACGTTCATAACCATCAATACGACGATAACCGCCGAGCGAATTACACTCATAATTATTGATCGAAATACATTTACCTGCATCAATAGTAAGAGGTGGCGATACCAAATCAAGACCACCGGCAAAACGCGAGTATTGCGTAAGGGTTTTAACATCCGGTAACGCATTCATTCTCATGCGAGTTCTTCCGAAGCAGTAGGGACAGGACAATTAAACTGTTCAAGTTTAAAAAGTAATTTACGATATTCAATGTTACCGATGGCGTAAAGCTCTTGAGCATTAAGTTGTGTTGCAAAATACATCAATGCTCGCCAAACCACGATCATGTGAAAACGTGATTGGAATATAGGAGTATCGGTATCGTTTACTAAGATAGAAGGGTTTTTATAATACTCACCTTCTACCGTATAAACATTGTCTGGTATAGGATAAAACGTAAGTGAATTATCCGCAGGCTTTATTGTAAAGTGTGTTGGGAATCCGGTTTGAATACGCGCATTCCCAAACATAAATAAATCTCTAAACTCATCCCATTCAACAGGAATNAGATATTGTTCACTGACAATACCATTCGCTGTTAAATAGATNCGCATAGTTTCGGGCGACCATTCGCTTAAATCTAGCAAACTGATACCCGTTTCAGAATAATTATTTACACCNATAATGGTATTAAATGACATATCTCCCCGTAGGAAATCCCAATTGGCGTGTTGTAATTGAATATCTGCATACGCAGTATTGATGTAATCAACAGCTTGTTTATATTCCCCCTGTTGATTTGCCGTTGTGATGAGTCCCGCACCAGAAATATCTGCTTCAGATAAAAGGCGATTAGCGAGTTCAAGAAATGTCATGGTTTAATTCCAGTACGGTTAATAAATTATTGTGACAATACAGTC